TATACCAAAAACCGTGGATATGTTATGGCTAAGGATCTAAATGAAGAAGATGAGTTAGTAATTAATTAAGTTTAGAAAATGTTACTGAAAATTGGAAACAAGGGCGAAAAAAATATGCCAATTAAGATTAGAAAATTAGAAGTAAAAGAACCAGTATATGATTTGACAGTAGAAGACAATCATAACTTTTTTGCAAATGGCATTTTAGTTCATAATTGTTCGGAAATTATTCTTCCCACCAATGAAGATCGAACCGCTGTTTGCTGTCTTTCTTCACTTAACTTAGAGTATTACGATGATTGGAAAAATCACCCACAGTTTCTTCACGATGTTGCGGAAATGCTTGACAATGTTCTTCAATACTTTATTGATCATGCTGCGGATCCTATTGCTCGTGCTCGTTATTCTGCTGAGCGTGAGCGTAGTATTGGTATTGGCGCTTTGGGATGGCATGCTCTTCTTCAAAAAAAGAGTATCCCGTGGGAATCAGCCTTGGCTACTAGTCTCAATCGCCAAATTTTCTCAAAGATAAAGTCAAAACTTGATGAAGCAAATCTTGCTCTTGGCACAAGTCGCGGCGAAGCTCCTGATGCAGTAGGTACTGGCCGTAGATTCTCGCATATGATGGCGATAGCGCCAAACGCGTCTAGTAGTATTCTAATGGGTAATACCAGTCCAAGTATTGAACCATACCGAGCCAATTGTTATCGGCAAGATACTTTATCTGGTGCTTATATGAATAAGAACCGGTATCTTGATGAGATTATTAAGAAAGAAGCTGAAGGTAAGAAGGAAGGTTGGTATGAGGACACTTGGTCTTCAATCATCGCCAATGATGGTTCAGTTCAACATCTAGAATGGATGCATGATTATATTAAAGATGTATTCAAAACTTCCATGGAAATTGATCAACGTTGGATTGTACAACACGCCGCGGATCGTCAAGAATACATTGACCAAGCCCAAAGCGTAAATCTATTCTTCCGTCCTGATAGTCATATTAAGTATATTCATGCTGTACACTTTATGGCATGGAAGAATAAGTTAAAGACTCTATATTACTGTCGTTCCGATAAGATTGCAAAGGCCGATAAGGTTGCCAAAAAGATTGAACGTGAAGTAATTCAAGAAATTGACCTAAAGGCGCTTGCCGAAGGTAACGAATGTCTATCGTGTGAAGGGTAAGGAAATGAAAAACAAACTAAAGTTAACAGATGACCGGAATTACTTTAAGCCATTTGCTTATCCTTGGGCATATTCTGCCTGGCTTAAACATGAACAGTCCCACTGGTTACATTCTGAAATTCCAATGGCGGAAGACGTAAAGGATTGGAAGAAGAAGTTATCACCCCAGGAAAAGCAATTCCTTACCAATATCTTTAGATTCTTTACTCAAGGTGATATCGACGTTGCTGGTGGTTATGTTAAGAATTATCTTCCATACTTTCCACAACCCGAAGTTCGAATGATGCTTCTTGGATTTGCTGCGCGTGAAGCACTTCATATTGCTGCATATAGTCATTTGATTGAAACTCTTGGTATGCCAGAAAGCACTTATAATGAATTCCTTGAATATCAAGAAATGCGCGATAAACATGATTTCGTAAGTGATATCTCATCACGTAATGGTACTCGTGCTTCTACAGCAGAACATATTGCAGTATTTAGTGCCTTTACTGAAGGCATGCAACTATTCAGTTCATTCATCATGCTGTTGAATTTTCCACGCCATGGTCTTATGAAAGGTATGGGTCAAGTTATTACTTGGAGTATTGTTGATGAAACACAACATGCCGAGTCAATGATCAAACTATTTCGCGAATATGTTAAGGAAAATCCTGAGATTTGGAATGATGAACTAAAGGCAAAGATCTATACTATCGCTGAACGTATGGTAGAACTTGAAGATAAGTTCATTGATCTATCATTCAATGGTCTTGAAATGCGCGATTTAACCGCAGAACAAGTTAAGGAATACATTCGTTATATCGCCGATCGACGTTTGATTTCACTTGGTCTTAAGGGTATCTTTAAGCGCAAGAAGAACCCATTACCTTGGGTAGAAGAAATTATTAATGCTCCAGTTCATGGTAACTTTTTTGAACAACGTGTTACAGATTATGCAAAGGGCACATTAACCGGCTCATGGAATGACGTTTGGGCATAACATGAAGTTTAGTGATGAATATATAAATCATATTGCTAAACTTGCAAAAGAAGTTGAAGTTGAAGATCCAATTGATTGGGGGATCATACCAATTTCAGAAGATGTTACTTATCGAATGATGGCAACATCTGTTCTTGAGCAGTTTGGTGATATGACACAGCAACGAGATATTATGATTGCTACAATTGTTAAACTCGTTGTGGAAAATTTTATACTAAATTTAAGGTTAATGAAGAATGGCATCAAAGTTATTTAATTGTGAACAGTGCAATGCTTTTGGTAAAATCACTCTACGTAGTGAAGAATATGATGAAACCGATGTTGTGTGTTGTCCTATTTGTGGTTCAGACATTTCAGAAGTTGATGATGACTACGAAGAAGAAGAATGACATGGGTTTACCAGGGTCAAACTTTTGACTCTATACCAGAAGGCTATATAGCATTTGTTTATAAGATCACCAATCTAAACGATGGGCGGATGTACATCGGCAAAAAGCTTTTTTACTTTACTAAAACTAAAACTATTAAGGGTAAAAAGAAAAGGATTTTAGAAGAGTCTGATTGGAAAGAATATTGGTCTTCATCTGAAGAACTTAAGACAGATGTAAAAACTCTTGGGGAATCTAGATTTACCCGAGAAGTTTTGCATTTATGTAAAAACAAAGGTACTGCTTCTTATATTGAAGCACGAGAACAATTTGCAAATGAAGTATTAGAAAATCCAGAAAAGTGGTATAATGGATATATCGGATGCAGAATTCATAGAAAACACTTAAAATTATGATTAATTATCTAATGTTATTAGCGGCAATTGCCTTATCGGGTTCTGCCGCATATTACTCAATAGTTGGTTTAATTGCGATTTTCTCATCCGCGGTTATTCCAATTACAATTATGGGGTCGACCCTAGAAATAACTAAGCTTGTTCTTGCTTCATGGTTATACCGTAATTGGTCCGCAGTTCCAAAATTTCTTAAAGCATATTATGTATTTGCTTTAGCTGTTCTTATGGTTTTAACTAGTTTAGGTATTTTTGGATTTTTAAGTAAAGCCCATAGTGATCAAAGTCTTGTTAGTGGTGATGTCTTATCAAAGGTTGCGGTTTATGATGAAAAGATTAAGACATTAAAGGAAAATATTGATGCTAATCGTAAGATCCTTAAACAACTTGATGAACAAGTTGATCAAGTTATGGGTCGTAGTGACTCAGAAAAAGGTGCGGAAAGATCAATTGTTATACGGAAATCACAACAACAAGAGCGCACTCGTTTACAAGCAGAAATTCAAACTAACCAAAAAGAAATTAGTAATCTTATTGAAAGTAGTGCACCCATTCGAGCACAAGTTAGGCAAGTAGAAGCTGAGGTAGGTCCAATTAAGTATATTGCATCTTTGCTTTATGGTGATTCAATTGATCAAAACCTTTTAGAGTCTGCAGTTAGATTTGTAATCATTATGATTGTTGTTGTATTTGATCCACTCGCAGTTTTAATGCTTATTGGGGCAAATTGGGGTTTAGCGAATCAACATAAAAAAATTGAAGAAGTAAATAATTCCAAAGAAGAAGTAAATAACACTGAAGACGACAGCGAAGTATGGGATGATTTTTTTAATGAAGAAGATTTAGTAGAAGAAGTTGAAATTGAATCTCAAGATTTATTATCAAAAACAATTGTAGAAGAAGTTGAAGAAATTCAACAAAAGAAAACTATTGAATACGATTCATTAGGCCGCCAAATAACTCCAAATAAAAAATGATCATTTTATTTCTGTTTTTATTACTATTTCCAAGTTTAGTAAATGCAAATCAAATTGATGAAAAATGTCCTCAATTTGTTGTTTGGGGTGCACCAATTAGTAGTCATAAACAAATAAAACATCTTTGTAGATCTGGATATGCAAATGAATTTAATTTCAATTATAAGTTATCAAATTATGTATTAGAAAAGGTAACTGTGTCTGGAGTTTCTGGAAAAGTAGTACGTAAAAATGATTTTCGTGAAGACACTGATATTCCTGTAGAATTTCGAACAAAGAAATATGATTATATTAGAACTGGTTATGACCGTGGACATTTAGCTCCTGCCGCGGATTTTACTGATGATATTAAAAAAATGTCAGAATCATTTTTACTTTCAAACATTGCTCCGCAATATCCATCAATTAACCGCGGTGTATGGAAAAAGATTGAGGAATGGACTAGAACAATAGCAATTAAGTACAATGAAGTTTATGTAATTACTGGTCCTATTTTTAATACAAAAAAATATGATCAATCTCCTGTACTTAGAATTCCAGATTCATTTTATAAGATTGTCATTGAGCCAAAGCAAGAAAAAATTATTACATTTATTGTTCCAAATTTCTATACAGAAAAAAATGAAATTACTGGTTTCATCTCAACAGTATCAGATGTCGAAAGTAAAACCGACATTAATTTTTCTCCACAG